TACCTTGGACTCGTATCGTTCTATTAGCAGCCATAACTATACTGGTGAAGCTGTTGGTAAATCTTGCTTTACAAAAACTTCAATGAACTCTTTTCTAGGGTCTATAACGAAACCTAATATCTCGTATATATCGCTAGTCTCTACTTCCTCAATAATCCAATTAGCTTTTATACCTTTTGTCTCACTTGAGTATCTTATAGTGTAAACAAATCGACCATAAGATTGTAATTCGTCTCCTTCAAACTTCTCTTCGATGTCTCTAAGGGTTTTAACATTTTTATTTGCCCAAACTGTCGCTTGAACAGAATAAGTGCTTGAAATCCCTCCAAAACCATCTTGAGTTGAAGATATTGACTTTAACTTAATTCGTTGGTTAAAATCACCTGCCTTTATTTTAGAAATAAAAGCCATATACTATAAATAGCATTTATAAGGTTGTAGTAATATCTCAGAAGCCATTGGAAACGCTCTCTTGCGATCCTCTCTGAAATAATACATATCACTTGCAATTAATTTAATCGCTTGTTTAATAGCATCAGGAATATCACTTGCTGCATCGCCAATACCTGTTTGAAATTGGAAATAATATATTCCGTCAGTTGTTCCAACCAAATCTGATGTATCTATTGCATCAGAAGGTGTGTTAGTCATTTTTACCTGACAAGGGTTAGTATTTTGATTTGAGTACCAATTAGTGTTGGCAAAATAAGTATAGGTAGAACCTACTGAGGCTAAATAATATAAACCATCTTTATTTGACCCATTAAAATTAAACTTACAATCAGGATAATATAAACTAAATTTAGATGGTAAGTCGTTAAACCAAAGTTTGTACTTAGCTGTAATAAAATGTCTGTTACAATAGTGTTCAGCCATTTGAGTCGCAGCACTTATATATGTAGCTAACAAAGTGTCCTCATCAGAAGTATCAATTCTAAGTTGAGACTTTAACTCAGCAGTTGAAACAACTTGAGTTGTTGCAGCTTCCGATAACTCTAAATTCCCATATCTATTTTGACTTGGGTTTAGATACTCGTAGTTGTCAAAGTTATATATATTGTGCAAGTAATCGTGTGGCATCTTATTGTATAGTATTATAAAAGTTAATAAAGGGAAGTCCCGAAGGACTCCCTTTTATAAATATAATTCAGCTATTATGCTGCGTATTCAATTTCACACTTAACAAATGCACCAGGATTTGATAAGCCCCAATCCATATATTGATTAAGAACTAATCGAACTTGACCTGCGTGAGCCAAAGTGTAAGGGTCTGTCATAATATCAAGCCCATTCCACATTCCAACGTACAATTTGCTGAAGTCCCCGAAGATAGCTACTGCATCTTTATCTCCTGTAGTTTTAGTTGCACCGATTGTGTAGTTTACAGGATAACCATTTACTGAATTATCTCCATAAGCAGCCGATACAGCAGATACTTGAGCTGATTGTCTTAGGTCAGATAAGAATACTGGATTCATCACATAAGATAAGTTACCCGATAAACCTTCACCATCAGCTAAAGCTTGTTCCATTAACAACATATCCTTCATAATAGAAGCGTTTTCTGAATATGAAGTTGCTGTGTGAGCAATAACACCTGATGTTCCGAAGATACAATTAGGAGCAGAAGTAACATTAGCATTAGCAAACATAGCTGCATCAATAGCTGCACCTACAGAACGACCTAAATCACGAATGATTGCTGCCTCTGCTGCTTGACCATTTTGAGCAAGAAGTTGCTTAGAAACACCTACGTTAGCAGATAATCTGTGTGGAGTCAAATCTAATTTTTCAAATTTTTGACCACCAGCAGTTGTTGCTGCTACTTCAGATTCCCAAGAAACGCTTTGTTTACCTGCTACTGGAATACGAGTATCAGCAGACAATCCTGATAAGATGTTTGCACCAACTTTATCAAATACAGAAGCCTCTCTTAAAGCATCAGCGTAACCTTGAATTGCTATTGGAGCAATAGCTGAATTAGTTTGGTCTACAGCACGTTTTTCTAACAAGAATGAAGGAACACCTAAACCTGCTACTGTGTGACCTGAAGAACGAGCTTCGTTACAAGCTTCTTCGTGCATTTCTTTTTCAACACCTGAAAGGTTGTTGTTCATAGAACCTTGAATAGCTTTAAATAAAGAATAATCACGAACTTCTTTTGGCTCTACTGAAGGAGTAGAAGTTACATTAGAAGCTATCTCAGCGTTCAATTTTTCTTGACGTTCAACTACCTCAATGTCTTTAGCTAGTTTGTCAATGTTAGTCATCATACCATCGTATGAAGTTTGCTCGTCAGCACTAAAGTCACGAGACTCTTCCTTTGCCAAGTTTAATAAAGCATCAGCTTTTCCGATAAGCTCTGCTCTCTCTTGACGAATTTCAATCGAATTTTTCATATTCGTTTTTTTAATTTTAATTCGTTACTTAATAAATTTAACTTTGAATCATCAAATGATTCCTCAACCTTTTGCTCCACTTCTTCAACTTGAGGGGTTTCTTCTATAGTCGCTTCTGTTTCAAAAGCTTCTTTAGAACGAAGGGCAACATCTGTGTTGGCATAAGCACCTACACCGACTATAGACACGTCAACAAGTCGACCAATTTTATTAATTTGTCTTCTTGCAACATTTCCATCTTTACTCCACTCATCATCCTCTACTGTGAAAGCAAATGAAGATTCATAAAGTAAACCTCGTTTCATTAATTCTGCTACATCTTTACCAGTTGTTGTATTAGGTAAAGTAGCATCGTATCGTAAACCTCTTTCATCAATAGATAGTTTTAAAGTACCACCCATATTTCTATCCAATATTAAGTTTGGATCGTGATTGAAAGTTAAGATTACATTATCTTCTAAGCGACCATCAAAAGCTCGTTTAGAAATCGTTTCTCTAAAGCCTAAATCTCTACTATCCGTATCGAACAAGGCAGCATAACCACTAACTTTAGTCTCTTTTGAACTCTCGTCCAATCGAACCTCATAGTTACCGTTATATATTCTAGTCTCTTTATTTTCCATAATATAACTATTTTTTTCTTCTTGTTTAGCTATTTCTTTAACCTTTTTCTTAGACCAACTAAATCCTGCGTTTCCTCCCCACAATGCCCAAGCTATTCTCCAAGCTGTTGGTCCACCATCTTTTTCTTTAGCAGAATAGTGCTTACCTTTATTGTTTTCGTGTCGGCTAAAGAAACTAAACATTCTTTTTATGCTTGAGATACTTAAATCACCATTGATTATATCTCTTGCACGAGAAACACCAGTTTGAGTTCCACCTCTACCATACTCTTTTCTCCACTTTAAGCCCTTACGAGCTTCTTCTCTCATTCCATCAGTAGGAGTAGTATTTATATCTTTTAAAGCCATCTAAGCCTCTTATTCGTTGTTATTGTCAGATATAAACTGACGAGCCTCTGAAGCACTCATTAAACTATTTTTAGGGTAAGCTAAACCTTCACCTAAATTTAACAAAGCACTTACCTCACCTTGAAGCCAACTAACCTCTAACTCTACAATGTAATAGTTAGCGTTACCCACCTTTACTTTAGGTACAGAACCAAACTTACTTAAATTATATTCACCTAATTCTTCAAAAGTAGGGTGTAAAACTTCAACTAACCCTCCTTCCTCATCATAAGAAGGTATGCCATATAATGATACTAACTCACTTGGAATCTTGTCCTTGTAAGTAGATGTGTTTAAACAAATATATACGTTACCTCTCATAATTATCTTGATACTTTAACTATTCCTCTGTCGTTCCATAATCTACCTGATGACCTTGGATCAGAAGTTGGTAAGTTATCTGCCATACAAGATGAAGATAAACCATCTGCTTCTGCTGAATCATCAGTACTATTATTTACAGATTTTACTAAGATGTGGCAAAATGCTCTTAACTTTTCAGCAGTAATAGAACCTGAACCAGTAGTTTGAAAAAGCTCTTCAATCATATCAAGTAATTCTGCTCTAGCTCTTTTTTCATCTTGCGATACTGAAACTTTAGTAAGACTTTGCCTTCTTACTTTTGATTTGTAATTGTTTCTAGTAGATGAATCTTTGTAATCTCCTTTAGCCATTTCTATTTATTTTTAATTTCCGTAATCTCCTGAGAAGTCATCGCTAAATGAACTCCCTGTTTTATGTTGACTTAATCCTGCATTGTAGTTTTGCTCTACTTCATCTGATGATAATGCTATGTCGTAGATTCGTACATCATCAATTCGTTCAGAATAACTTAAATTTACTTGTGAATTAAATCTTCCTATTTCTAAAACATTTGTATTATTTGGTATAGAAGCTGAATAAGATGTTGTAGTTGATAATACTCCATTTATATATGTCTTCATATTTGAACCGTCATAAGTAGCAGTTATGCTTACCCAACCTGATGTTGGTATTGTACCACTATCTAAACTTACATCTCCAATATAAAGTCTGAATGTTGATGAAAATTTTGTAAGCATATAATCTTTTGCACTAGTATTCCATTTAGCAACTAAACCTTTATTATTTTCTGTGTTAGATTTTATCCAACATTGAATTGTTATAGCACTTGTAGGATTTATAGAAGCATCATCAGCCACAGAGGCATAACCACTTCCATCTAAATTTAAACTATGTTCTCTTAATCGAACAATATTATCTAAGATGTCTTCTGATGGGTCGTTAGGGTCTGATATTAGAGTAACCACATCTGAACCTATCGTTGGCTTACTCCAATCCATCAAACCAAGTTGAGGTATAGTAGATTGTCTAAGCGACCAAGTTGCACCATTTATTGTGCCAACGCTTACTTCTTTTATTGATATATAATCTACTGAAAACTCGCAATCCCCAACACCATATAAATAAAGAGTAGGATTTGTTACACTAGAGGTAACTGTATAGCTATATACACCATTCGCTCCTAATGAGGCTATAACTTGACCTGCCCCAAATTGTGGTTGAAAACTTCCTGAAACATAATCACTAATCTGAAAACTTACAAAATATGTTTTACCATTTGTTACTGGAAGTGAATTTTGATTTAAGTGAGTGTTTGTGCCGTTGTCTACTTTAGCTTTTCCATTAACTGTATCAATAGTCCAACCAGCTCCTGTATTCCAACTACCACTCGAATTGAAATCCCCATTAGTAACTAATTCTGAACCTGAAACGGCACTATTGTAAGCGAAACTACCTGCTCCCTCGCTCAAATGCCAATAGCCTTTTAGATTAGATAAGGCAATACTTGAAGCAGAATTATCTGTTACAAGGTGCTGAGGATTATCGTAATCAAAGGTTACATCAGCTTGTGTCCAAGCTTTGTCATATATTTGGAAGTCTGCTAGTTTTCCTTGTAAATATCTACCTGCACCATATGACCCAATATAGCTAGCATCAGCTGTAGTTGATATTCCTGTTGGAGCAGTTTTTGTACTTATATGTTCTCCATCTATATATACATTTACTGTATCTTGGTCAGTAATTGTAATAACAAGTCTATTCCATTTATTTGAAAGGTCAGGTATAGAAATTGATGTAGCACTATCTGAAACTAAATTATAAAAACTTATAGAGTTGTTATTCTTAAACCACGCAGTTGTTTTACCATATACTAAAATTGCTTGTTCACCTGAACCAGATGCTAAAACAGGATTTACCCAAACAGCAAAAGTAGCTTCAGTAGCATTAGGCATTGATTGTGAGCCTAAATCTACATAATCATTCACCCCATCAAAACTAAGTGCCTTTCCTGTGTATAAAGTAGCACTATTTGAATTACCCGATGTGTCAGGGGCGATTTGAGTTACTTCTTGTACTGATACATTATCGACTGAGCCTACAAAATTTAAAGATTGAAAAACTACATCCCCCGTTGAACCATCCCATTTTGTAAAATAGGTATAAGTATTATTACCTGTAACATTTATCGCAGTTGAACCGTTACCTTTAAGAAAATTTAAAGTCCCTGAAGTAGAACCACTTACTGTAAATTCTATTTTATACGTTGATGTTAAATTTACTATACCATCTTGACGAAAATAAGAAACAGATTGTGTTCCATCAGAATTAGCTTTATCACTTGATATAGTCCAACCCGTCCCTTTAGTCCAATCGCTATCCGTAGCAAAATCTCCGTTAGTAACTACATCCTCCCCAAGAATCTCACTATTCTCGAAAGGCAGCCACATCTTTAGACCATCAGTAACTATACCAAGTACATTTCGGATTGATCCGATTATATTTTTTATTGTTATTAGCATTAAAGCTATTTAGTATATTAAAATAAAACCTGAACTTGCATCAGTTCCTGTAGCCCAAAGTCTTTTTATTTGAATTGGTAGGAAAGTTCCGTTAGGTACATTTGTAAACGTAACTTCATTTCCTGATACAGTAGTTACTTTAACACTACCACCTGTACCACAATATAATACTGCTCCAGGTGTTGTAATATCTGAGTCAGCAGGAGTGTGTTCTATTGCTCTTACTCCTTGCTCATATACTCTATTAGTAGGTTCAAAACTCATTTTTGTAAAATTATTCGTTAGTTATTTCTTCTCTTGTTGTACCTTCACCTAATTTATCTAAAGGCATCATATTACTTTGCATATAAACACTTTCACTTGGTCCACCCATTGAGTTCATATCTTCAAAAGCTCTAACCTCATCAGGTGATATAACACCAATGTTTACAAGTGTTCTATAGTAGTCTGCTCTCG